TGTTGTTCTTTATTTTTAAATGTATAAATATAATAAAGTTGTTTGTAAGCTTTACTAAAAAAAATAAAGTATTTTTTGTCTAGTTTGGATTTATCAGGATGTGATTGTAATACCATTTTTTTTGCTCTTTTTAATTCATCCTCTCCAAAGTTATAATTAACCTTGAATAGCCTTAAAATATCATTCAATTCATAATCTTCTATGTTTAAATTTAGTGAATCCATTTATCTTATTTAGAGTTAATAAAAAAATTATTTATACTTATTAAAAAAGATATCCACATTTTCTATTGAACCCCCTGATATAAAATCGTCGGGTACAAACGATAAATTTTCTTTTTGCCAAACCATTATTGACGGTACTCCTCTTATCATTTTCTTTCCCTTGAAAAATGCATATATATCGCTATTTTGATCAATATCTATATCAAAACAAAAATTATTTTCCTTTAATCTATTAAAATGAAAATGGACGCAATTTTTAATTGTTTGACATGGATTACACCATGAAGCTCCAAACTTAATAAATATATACCCTGGATTTTGTGGTAAAATTGTATTTAAAAATATTTGTCTTGATGGAATATTTGTAAAAATATTATTCGTCATATTATATCTACTCCTTTTATAATTATTAATATATATGAACGAAAATTATTCTGTCAATGAAACTGAAAGGATTAAATACTTAAGGGGTGATAAAGTTCATTGTACCATTAATAATCTATATCCCCAATTCAAAGATGAATTTTTAATTTTTCCAAATATAATGCCTAATGGCGATTTAGTTGATAGTAATCTACCTAAGAATGTTGATATTAAATTTAAACGAATAAACAATCAAAGATTTCAGTATATTAGATAAAAATATAACAAAATATATATAAATGTCTTTTTTTTCCTTTTTTAAAAAAATTATCTATTTCCCTCAACAAAAACATGAAAAGATTGCTATTCTTCTTATACAAATTTTTATTTTTAGTTTAATATATTCTTTCTTAGATGATTCTAATTTTAGAGGAATAAATTTACTTCAAGATATATTTATCGATAAAGAAGCGGAAGATAAAATAGAATCTGTTCAAAAGGAATTATTTACTACTAATGACAAAAGAGATCTAAAAGATTTAGCCGATGAAGTAAAAAAAGAAACAATTCACGATTCGTACATTGGACTTTATTTCAATAGATTATATTTTTCCGTCATTACTGCTTGTTTATTAGGCTATGGGGATATTTATCCATATTCTAATTTATGTAAAACATTTACAATGGCTCAAGCTTTATTTACTGTAATTATTATTGTCTATTAATAATTTATGGAAAACCCTGAATGTCCAATTTGTTTTAAACCTATTATAAATAGTTTTGTAATTACTAAATGCCACCATAAGTTTTGTATTGATTGTTTATTTAAACAAATTGTTCATAAAAATAGTTGTCCTTTATGTAGGAAAAAAATTATAAAAACATCTACAATACAATCTATTTCGACTAAAGTATTTGAAGATATATTTAATTATGAATCATCTTTATTTATTAATAATAATAATGAGGTTGATTTTGAAGAACCTAATTATTATGAAAGTGAAATAACTACAACTCCGGTTCAATCTCCTACAACAAATCGTACCCCAACCCATTTTTTTTCACTTTATAACCAAAGGGGAGGAAGAGTTTCGCAAAGAAATTTTCTTCGACAAAGAAATTTTCGGAATCTTTTTTCATTTTAAAAATGGTAATTTGTTTTTAAAATCACTAATTATCTTTTGTTTTTTTTCAAAATAATATGAAATATTATCCTTTTTACTAAAGTTACCTTTTTTCATTTCTCTCCACAAATCATTTTCTTTACATTGATACCAATTACTATCTTGTAGATATTCAGAATATGACATTAATAATTTATTTTCTTCCATATTTGTTTTTTTACATATTTCTTCTTTATACAAGGAAGAAGCATAATATAAACTATCAATAATTTTTGGTTTATTATGATTTCCGTTTATTGTACAAATAAAATATATGTTTGCTAATTTATCAAAAATAGGTTTTAAAATGAAAGTTATTATTGATTGCCTATAAGGGATATACGGTTTATTATCTTTAAAATTTCGAATACATTCCTTAAGATTTAACATATCTAAATTAATTTGTGCGGCTTCCTTTTGTAATAGTAGATTATGAGATTCATTTCCATATTCTTGCCCTGCTAAATCAATTATAGTTATTGTTTTTTTACTATCTATTTTTAATTTATATATTCCATGTGATCTAGAGGAAACATTATTACTTGTTGTGCTGCTAATATTTCTATTATTTGTTATTTCATTGATAGTATTTTCTGTATTCAGAATTTCTTTTTTAACTAATCCTTGAATTACAATTTTATCCACTTTATAATGTCTCACTTCTTGATTGTTATTTAATAAATCATATACCTTTGAATTGTATATTTGATAGGATTCAAGGGTTATTTTTTTATTTTTAGATTTATTATATTCAATCAAATTTCTTAATAAGTTGATTGTTGTATATGTTTTTCCAGAGCCAGTATAACCAAATGCAACAATAAATGAATGTTTATTATTTAGTATTTGAGTATTTATATTTTCAAATATTTCATTATTTGATACTCTTGGTCCCCAAGTGTGATTTATTTTAAATTTATTAGCCTGTTTTTTATTTTTAATAATGATCTCATTATTATTATTATTATAAAAAATATCTCCCTCTTTAATTCTTGAAAAAATTTTAATCGTCATACTTTATGTTTATTTAAAATGCTTTACAGATTTTTTTAACAATTTTTTCTAGTTTTGGGATTTGAATTTTAGATAAATGTAAGTGAGATTCCCATGTATAAGTGCAGTAACTCCATTCGAAATTATAATCGTCTTGATACCATTGATGATGATTTTCTAATAAATATTTAGATAATGTTGAAGGTAATAAATGAAAGCTAGCTGATGGTATTACATATGCTAATTGGCTGATAGGATGAATTGGGGCTGTTTTTTTGTTTTCTAGAAATGTGATTTTGAAATCTGGAATAAAATCTTTTAAATCTTGAAGAAGGGGAGGATAAGAATAGTTATAACACCAGTCCCAATTTGTTATTCCAAGAGTGTAATAATTTAAACACCATTCAATTCCTTCCAAATAATTTAAACAAATTTGTTTTTTTCTACCATTATTAATATCAATTTTAAATAATTCTGAATAATATCTACTTTGCCAATAAATTTGATATGGATTAATTCTATTTTCTATTTCTCTATCAATTCTCGGAAATGCGTTATATTTATCTTCAAGGGACCTAAATTTATTAAAATTTTTATTATTATTTCTTTGATTATGCTCATTAATTAGTCGTTTTTCTTCATCATTTTGTATTAAATTAATATATTTTTTTAATTGTTTCCATTGGATTTGATTATCTTTAGTTAATGGAATGGAATTGATTGATTGATAATATTTATAATTGTCTAATAAAAATTTTAATCCATCGCTTCTTATACTTATTGTAGGAAAATGTGGTAAAAAATCGTTACCACATAAAAAACATAATAATATATAATCATTTAGGAAATCATGTTTATTAAATTTATTTTCTATTTCATTTTGAAGTGATTCTGAAAATTTAGGTATATTAAATAAATATAATTTATCATTTTCAAGAGTCTTGTCGACGCTTTTAATAAAATGAGGGGTCTCACGGTATAAATAAATTTTATCGTGGTATTGTAAATTACACAAGGATAACATAATTAAATCAGCATCCAAACCATAAATAACCAGTTTATCATCAACATCAAAATTATTTTCTCTAATATAAGCAAAAATTTTATGTTCGCCTTCTCCAGGATCATTACTTGTTGAAAGAATAAATTTAGGAGTATTAAATTTATTTTTTAAATAATTTGAAAGTGAATCCATAAATTTTGACCCAGGTGTAATTGCACACTTATCCCATTTCTGCGTTTCGTTTAAAACTGTACTTTGAATATATGATTTATATCTTCGTTGTCTTTGTTGTTCTAATTTGGAAACAGGAGCTACACCATCAAATGCAATATATACTTTTTTTTTTGGATTAATTATTGTTATATAATGATTAATTTTAGATTCAACAAGTTTAATTAATTGATTTTCAATATTACCTGCTTTATAATCAATTTTTGATAATGAATCATAAATTATAGAATTAGAGTCTAAAAATAAATAATCTATATTTGAATAAATTGGATGTAAAATACTTTTATATTTCTTTACTAAATTTACAAAGTATGCAGGAATACCCATATACATTTAATTATTTTTCTTTTAACTTCCTTTACAATATTAATATTTGAGTTTAGAAAATTTTAATATTGTATATTTATATGGTTAATGTCAATGATGTTGATGTAAAAAAATTCATTCAAAATAAAATTGAAATATTCCAAGACATCATTCAAAACACAGTAATTGGTGTTCAAAAATATAAAAATATGGATATTTTTGGATCGAATGAATTAAGTGTTTGTCTTCAAAAATTAGATTCGATATTTGGCGAATTAATCCTGTTGAATAATTTAATTATAAATGATTTAAATTTCAACACAGATGATTCAATTGCTAAATTACAAGAACTTAATAATGAATTATCTTCTGTTTTAAAGACATTCGGAACATATTATTTTAATGATCTAATTACTGTATGTTTTGGAACTGATTTTTTGGAAAAAATAATTACAGATGAAAATCGATCTAAATTTGATGTTATAACCAAATTCGTTCATCCTATTGGTTACAAAGTCATTGTTTGGAAAGATGGAAAAAGAGTGAAAAAATCAGGAGAAATTGCAAAAAATAGAATTATAGAAGATTATATGATTTTAGAATCTGGCAATAATTTTGATTGCTTTGATCTTGCTCGTACAAGTAAATCATTTTTGACAAAGGTTTATGGAATTAAATTATGTATTCATCACGAAGAACTAAAAAAATCATTGGTTATTTGCGGAATCGTAGATGATATCCAATCTTCTTGTATTCAAAAACCTTTTATTTTTAATAGAATTCACCATCTTTTAAATGATAAGCCATCTGATCCTGATTTCTTAGATAGTTCTTATGATCGATTTATTGAAAGTTTAACTGTGAAAGAACTTTTAATTTTTTCTTCTGATGAGCTTTTTAACAAGTTTGTTGGTTATATGAACAAATTAAGTGTTTTAAAACAAAAGTCTATTTCAAATGTTGTTAAAGAGTTTTTGAATGATGATATTTATTTACAAAGAGCAACTCTTATACAAATGCTATTAAAATATAATGATATAGATTTTCACTATTTGTCTTATTTATTGTATGATCTTTTATCTAATGATAATAATGGAACTGTAGATACATATGAACAAACAATTTTATATGATAGCTTACCGTGGAACATTAAAAAATATTTCAAGGAAGCAATGAAACAAACAATTGAATACACATCTGAATTATCAGAATTTGATAATCAAAAAATTCCATTCGAACAACAAATTTGTTTAATGAAAGTATCTGATTCTATCAAAGAAAAAGCCATGGCTAAGTTAAAAGAAATAAAGGCTAAATCTGAGGATTCAGGTTCAAAGGCAAGACAGTATTTGGAAGGACTATTGAAAATTCCTTTTAATATTTATAGAGAGGAGCCAATACTTAAAGTAATGAGTTCTGTTTCTTCAGAATTTAAACAATTTCTTGAATGTTTAACCAAAAATGAAAGTTCATTAACAATTGGAGAATCCATTCCACAAAATCCTAATACAATTGAAATGTATAGTTTTTTTAATTATTATAAAGAAAATTTACCACATTTGAACAGCTTAGGAAAATCATTAGTGAATACTCTTTTAACTTTGAATAAAAAGGACTTATCGAGAGAAATTCAACAAATAAATAAGTTATCTACAGAGTTCTCATTCTCCAAATTAAATACA